GTGCTAGATCCGTTCACGGGCTCTGGCACAGTGGCAGTCGTGGCAAACCGATATGGGCGCAACTTCGTGGGGACTGAGCTGAACGCCGATTACGCAGAAATCGCCCGAGAGCGCATAACGAAAGACGCACCAATGCTAAACAAAGTGGAGACAAAATGAGCATCCGCAACACACCAGACTGCCCACATGGATGGAGCAGTGAGCAGGTCTGCCCATCATGCACCTCCAATAGCATCATGAAGATGCAGGAGGAACTGCTGGACTTCAAGAACAGCACCATCAATGTGCTTCGGGCTCAAATCAATGACTTGGATGAGAACGTGGCTCACCTGAAGAAGCGCATGGAGAATGCTGATGAGCTGGTGGAGGAACTGAAGAAGCGCATCAGGAAGGCTGAGAAGTTTGCTGCAAGCCTGCCAGAGCCAGAGCGTTCTACCATGCTGTGTGAACTGAAGGGAATCTGATGCTGGTTGCCCTACTCTCTACACTGTTGCTGGTGGTTTCCATCAACAATCTAAGGAACAAGAAATGACCATTGGGTTTCCATACGACAATGACCAGACTTATGAGATTGACATTGCTGTGGACATCTCAGTTCATCAGGAGCAGATGGCCTCAGCAAAGCAGTCTCTGAAGGAGCATCACCAAGAAGTCTGTCTCCATGCCCTGCAGATCACTGACTTTGATGGCAACCCAGTCCTGAAGCCTCACACCAGCATCTTCTGCCCAGATTGTGGGAAGAGACTTGAAGCACCAGGCAAGACCAAGCCATTCCAGCTAAGACCGGAGCAGAGATGAGTGAGGGGACTCGCCCAGCCTGCCCAATTACCCACAGCAGTCTGGCTCATCCCCGAGCAAACCTACAGTTCACCAATCACCTGAGCATCACGTTCATCAAGGACGTGAACTACTGCCCGACCTGCGGAGAGAAACTATGACCCACGAAGAACGCCAAGCCCTACGACAGCAGCACTACAACTTTGGCATCATCGCCAGTGCGCTCAACGGCAACAATGACTCTTGCGCCAAATGCTGGGAAATATACCCCTGCGATGTAATCAAGGTGTTAGACGCTACCGAAAACCTAAAGCCTAACGACCTAAAAACTAAAGTTGAGTGCGACGCAATCAAGCACCTCACCGAGCGCAACATTGAAAGAAGCAAAATACTGGCCGTCATACACGCTTACGACGAAACGCCCGAGAGCAAACTGGCACGGATTTGGGAAGTATTAGGGAGAAAAGCATGAGTGACTTTGATGACTTTGACTCCTTCGTCGAGAAGCACCAGATCAAAGACGATGAGCTCGGAGCAGCCTTTGCAGCGTGGCTGAGCGGTAAGGGCTGGGACGGCAACTTTGAGCAGGTCAAGTGACAGTTGTTGCAGCCATCTCCACGCCAGTGGGCTCAGCCATAGGTTCAGACTCTCTGGCAGCCTTTGGGGACTTGTGCGCCCCTTCTGCTAGTCCCAAGATTGCAAGGTTTGGCAATGTGCTTCTGGGCTTTGCTGGATCATGGAGGGCAGGCCAACAGTTCTTTGACCACACATCCAGGTTGGCAAATCCAACTCTGAGACAGGTCATGGATTGTGAGGTGACTGAGACTGACTGGAACCTGCTGGTGGTGGAGGGATCCAGAATCTATGAGGTCTCGGCAGACAAGGGGGTGGTGGAGGCTCTAGGGCTGGAGGGATACACCTATGCAGCCATTGGCTCTGGTGCAGCAGTCTGTCTTGGAGCTTTGGGATATGCCACACCAAGACTGGACAGGTCTTCACTNAAGAGAGCCTTGATGGTCACAGCAGAACACACCACCACTGTTGCACCACCATTCCACATCATTGAGTTGTGACCAGGTAAAGCCCAGAAAACAAAAGCGACTTGAAAAGTTGTTGCCAATGTGCGAAAATGTTTGTGTAGGTTAGGCGCACTGCACCCAGCCTCCAGTCTTCAAGGGGAACAAATGCACATTGAGACTGTGTCAATAAATCTTCTCAGGTCAGACCCTGAAAATGCCAGAAAGCATGATCAGAGGAACTTGGCTGCCATTGCCAACAGCCTGAACCAGTTTGGACAACGCAAGCCTATTGTCATTACACATAATGATGTAGTCATTGCAGGCAATGGAACTCTGGAGGCCGCCAAAAGGCTGGGCTGGACAGAGATTGCAGTGGCAAGAACTCCTAAAGACTGGGATGAAGCCACCATCAAGGCTTATGCCCTAGCTGATAACCAGTCAGGAGCCCTAGCTGAATGGGACAACCTGGTTCTGGAGAGAACCTTGACTGAGCTCATGAAGCAAGACTGGGATGTTGCAGCTCTCGGCTTTGATGACCAGGTGCTGTCTGAACTGATGTCCCTAGTTGAGACTGGTGCAGATGGCAACCTGAAAGATGAGATTGCCAATCCTTACAGCACCAAGATTGATGTCCCTCAGTATGAGATTGTTGGAGATCAGCCTGAAGTCTCAGAGCTCTTAAATGACTCCAAGACCAAAGCCCTCCAAGCTGAGATTGAAGCCTCTGACCTGCCCAGTGATGTAAAGGGATTCCTGACTGCTGCAGCCCACAGGCACACAGTCTTCAACTATGGCAAGATTGCTGAGTTTTATCCCCACCAATCAGGGGAAATACAGAAGTTGATGCAGGATTCAGTCTTGGTGATCATTGACTTTGATGATGCCATGAAACTGGGATATGTAAAGCTCACCAACAAAATCTCAGCTCTGCTCCAAGAGGATGCAGACAGTGAGTGACAAGAAGTTTGCAGCCTTCATTCTGAGCCATCAGCGACCTGGAAAAGTGGTCACTGCCAAGACTCTCAGGGCTTCTGGATACACAGGAGACATCTACATCCTGCTGGACAGTGAGGATGAGACTGCAGGGCAGTATGTGGCTGAGTTTGGCAAAGAGTCAATCATCATCTTTGACAAGGCTGACCAGAGCTTTGACATTGGTGATTCCCAGCAACATAGGCGTGGTGTGATTTATGCCAGAAACGCCTCTTTCCAGGTTGCCAAAGATTTAGGGCTGGACTACTTCCTGCAACTGGATGATGACTACAACAGATTTGAGTATCGCTACCCTTCTGAGGGAGTGCTGAAGACTGTTGTGGTGAAGCAACTGGATCAAGTCTTTGATGCCATGTTGGACTTTCTTGATGACACCAAAGCANCAACTGTGGCTTTTGCACAGGGTGGGGACTTCATTGGTGGAGCAAATGGTGGAGCCTTCAAGAANATGGTTTTGAGAAAAGCCATGAACTCCTTCTTCTTCTGCACTGACAGACCTGTGGAGTTTGTGGGCAGAATTAATGAAGATGTGAACACCTATGTGGTGAATGGCACTAGAGGCCAGCTCTTCCTGACACCAACAATGATTGACCTGGTGCAGACCCAAACCCAAGCTAGTTCTGGTGGTATGACCAGCCTCTACACAGACTCTGGGACTTATCTCAAATCCATGTATTCAGTGATGATGGCTCCCTCCTGTGTGAGCATCTCACCAATGGGGCCTAGCAACCCAAGACTGCACCACAAGATTCGGGCTGAGAATGCCTATCCCAAAATAATCAGTGAAAAGCACTGCAAGTTGGTAAAACCATGACCAGTAAAAATCAGACACCAGACCCAGACCTGATCATCAAGGAAAAGCAAGTTGTGGAACTGCGCAGGGCTGGTGCAACTTGGGATGAGATTGCTAAGGCTGTGGACTATGCCACACCCACTGGAGCTTGGAAAGCGTTCCAGAGGGCAATGCGCAGGACACTGGTTGATGCAGGCACAGAAGAGCTCAGAGCGTTAGAATTAGACCGGCTTGACAGAGTGCAGCGTGCAGTGTGGGCAAAGGCTCTGACAGGTGATGACAAAGCCATTGACAAACTGCTGAAGATCATGGAACACAGAGCTAAGTATCTGGGTCTCTATGCTCCAGCCAAAGTCCAGGTGGAGTCAGTTGTTTATGACGGCTCAACGATTGAGGGAGAAGTTGCAAAACTCAGACAACTCCTTGCAGACTCTGGCAGCCAGCAGATTTCTTTGGACAGACACACTGGCGAGACCGGAACAACTGCCGACTGAGGAAGATTGGTCAGTCTGGCTGTATCTAGCTGGGCGTGGCTCTGGGAAGACTAGGACTGCTGCAGAGTGGATTGTCTGGCAGGCAGTCTCTAAGCCCAAGACCAGGTGGGCTGTTATTGCAGCCACGTTTGCTGACGTTAGAGATACTTGTGCTGAGGGAGAGAGTGGCCTAATTGCCATCCTGAAGCGGTATGAAATCATGGAGTCATACAACAGGTCNNTGGGAGAAATCCTGCTGACTAATGGCTCCAGAATCAAGCT